GATCAACAGGCGTATCAGTACGCTTTACAGCAAGCAACGCCAGCAAAATCTGCAAAACCCAAATCAACCGGTATTGTTGATCGCATCCTCCGCGCCGGTGACATGGCACTGACTGAGGGTGTTAATCGACTGGCTGGCGCTGGTGAAACAGCATTGACTCTCGGAACTGCTGCGACTGGCGGTGTTTTTGGCACAATCGGCGGCGGTATTTCTGAAGCTATTAATCAAGCCAAAGCTGGCACGTTTGGTACACCAGCGGCGGCTCGCGCTATAAGTGAGCGTGCAGCTGCTGGAGCGCAGCAATACACCTACACGCCAAGAACAGAAGCTGGGCAAGAAAATGTGCAGCAACTTGGTGCGCTGTCGCAACTACTGCCGCCTGTCTTGCCTGGAGCATTGCCTACTGGCATGTTAAGTCAGACTGTGCAGCAAACTGCCCCTATTGTGGCGGCTACAGCTTTGCGTAGTGCTGATCTAGTCAGACAAGGTGCAAGACAAACTGCTGATGTTGTTAGACAAGGTGCAAGACAAACAGTTGGCGCAGTTAAGAAAGCACCAACCATTGTTCGTGAGTCTTTGGGTTTGGATGTTGAGCCAACAGCAACCCCGTCTGGTCAAGCAAGTGTAGGTGCTGCTGGTACTCCAATGGGTTTGCAAAGAGAGCAAACGGCAAGTAGTGTTGGAGCGAAATTAACGCTTGGCGAAAGAGAGCGCGACCCAAGCCAGCTTGCTTTTGAAAAAGAGGCAATCAAAGGGCCATTGGGTCAGCCATTGATTACAAGAGCAGAGCAAAACAACCTTGCGATTATGCAAAGGTTTGATGAGTTGCTTGATGAAACAGGTGCTGATGTTGCAAAGCAGCGGGACATAGCTTTGACCGGCAACAAATTGATTGATGCCTTGGCATCTGGATATGCTGGAGCAAAAGCAAAAACATCAGCGGCGTATAAAAAAGCTGAAGCAGCAGGAGAACTGCAAGCTCCGACATCAATAACAAATGTTGCGGACTACCTGAATCAAAATATACCAGAGGCCAATCTTGCGCCAATCTTAAAATTAGCAAAAGATAAAGGCGTTTCGCTTGGTATTTTTAAAGAATTAGACGATGGCACTTTAGAAGCCCAGCCATCTACTTTGGCAGATGTAGAAATTTTGCGGAAGTCAATAAATAAGTCTATCGGGATTGACCCAACGAACAGAAATTTTGGGCGAGAACTGAAAGACGCAATTGATTTATCAACAGAGGGTTTAGGTGGTGAAGCCTACAAGCAAGCTAGAACGCTTCGTAAGCAGCAAGCTATTAAGTACGAAGGCCGTGCAATTGTAGCTAATTTGTTGACCAAAGTTCGTGGTCGTGATGACCCTAAAGTTGAAGCAAGTCAAGCGTTTCAAAAGTCTGTTCTTGGTGCAACGCCTGAAGAAATTACATTCTTGCGTAGAGTGCTTTTTACCAGCGGCAAAGACGGGCAACAAGCCTTCCGTGAGTTGCAAGGTGCAACCATTGATTATTTACGCAGAGAAGGTGTTAAAGGTGGCCGCACAGATTCGCAGGGTCTTGAGGTAATTGATACTGGGGCGGTGCGAAGGGCAACAGAATCGCTTGATGCTAATGGTCGTTTAGAAATTATGTTAGGCAAAAAGGGAGCGCAAAACATTCGTGATGTAAATGAAGTTTTAAGCTACATCAACACAGTACCGCCAGGCACTCTTATTAACAATTCAGGAACGGCTGCTACTTTGATGCAAAATTTTGCAGCTGGCGGTGCTGAGATGGCTTTACAAGGGCTGACAGGTTTTTTTGTAGGAGTCCCAGCCCCTGTTTTGACATCACTGCGACTTGGCATAAATCAAATAAAAACAAATAGGCAAAACGCTAAACTTAAATCCAGAATAAATCAGGCTCTTAATGAAGCTGGCGCGGCTCAACCACAGGATTAACATGGACTGGTTAAAACAAATTGCGCCCACCATTGCAACCGCTATGGGTGGCCCATTGGCTGGCATGGCTGTATCTGCCATCAGCAAAGCGATTGGTGTTGACCCCGACAAGGTGGGCGACCTGATCTCTAACAACAAGCTGTCAGCAGAGCAGATTGCTCAAGTCAAGATAGCCGAGATCGAACTGCAAAAGCAAGCGCAGGAGCTTGGCCTTAACTTTGAAAAACTTGAAGTTGAGGACAGGAAGTCTGCGCGGGAGATGCAAGCCACCACCCGCAGCCTGATGCCGCCAATACTTGCGGGGACAGTCACAGTGGGCTTTTTTGGCATTATGGTGATGATGTTTATTGGCAAGGTGGACAGCAGCAACCCTGCCATCTTGATGATGCTGGGGTCGCTTGGCACAGCTTGGACGGGCATCATTGCCTACTACTTTGGATCATCCGCTGGCTCACAAGCCAAGACAGACCTTCTTTCTAAGTCAGGGCCAGTGAAATGAACCTCACCGAACACTTTACCTTGGCAGAACTAACCACCACAAGTCACCGCCAGTTTGACAATACGCCAAACGATGCAGAACTAGCCAACTTGCAAAAGCTGGCTGAGTTCTTGGAGGAGGTTAAAGCTCTGTTGGACGGCAAGCCAATTATGATTAACAGCGCTTTCCGGTCTAAGCAAGTTAACGATTCAGTAGGCAGCAAGGACACCAGCCAGCACCGCACGGGCAGCGCGGCTGACATCCGAGTGCCAGGCATGTCTCCAGACGCCGTGGTGAGGGCTTTGGTGGCCTCAGACCTACCCTTTGATCAGGTTATCCGTGAGTTTGATGCCTGGACTCACATCAGCATCAGCCCAACGCCGCGCCGTCAAGCGCTGATCATTGACCGCGCTGGGACTCGGCCTTTCGCATAAGCGCCCGATACGCTTCAATCGCGTCTTTGAGATCGCACTGAAGCTGCTGAATCCTCTCATCTTGCTGAACCATCTTGTTGTTCGCTTCCTCGGCAAACTGGGCTAGGTTTTCTTGCGTCCAAGTCTTAAAGTTTGGCATTGCGTTTCTTGATTAGTCTTTGGATTACAGGAGCGCTAACATTGAACCGCCGCGCTATCTCTTTCATGTTTACACCGGAATCGTACAAAGAATAGACTCGGCTGGCTGAGATGTCCTTTGGCGGTCTACCAGCACCGGCTCTTTTACCGCCGTGGGTCAAGGTGATGTCTCTCCATCAGTCACGCCATTGCCGCCAGCGTTGAGCGCACTTACCGCACCATAAGGAAATCCGTAAGAAGCCTCGGGTGCGGTTGCAATTATTTCCTCTCTTTTCTTTGTCCAGGAGTTGTGGAAAAGCACTTCTGAACATTGCTCTTTTAGCGCTTGCTCTGCTTTGGTAATGAACTTAGGTAAGTTTTCCAAAGACATAAGCCAATGAGCATATTCCTGTTTACCAGACACAGCCCTCGCCCAATAGTACGGCCCATTTACGCCTATCCATTTGATGGGTAGCTTATCAAAAGTAACTTTCATTTCTGCTTTTCCTTGACATATAAATCAGCCTCTGGCGTAAGCCAAATAGGATAGCGCAGCGGCCTACTGCACATGTTTCCAGATTTCCTGACTACCCCAATGACGATATTGGTTATCGCTATCTTGTCTTCAACTAACATGGCTTTCCACTCTTGCTCTGTCATGCTTGTCCCCGTGCTCGGATTTTGAATGCCATATCTTTTATATGCCCGTCAGTAACTATGTAGTCGTAAACATGGTCACACATCTTTGCACATGCCTCACGCTCTGCTGCTGCGACAAGGGCGGCAAAGCGTAAAAGGAATTTAGTCTCAAGCGGCCACAAGTGTTTACCCGCCTCCTCTGCCATGCGGATGATGTCTTCTTGTGTCATATCAACAAGCTCCATATCCAAATGCCAGTAAAGAACAGTCCAAGGCAGATCACTGCCAGCACTACAAAAATACACCACAGCATCACCGCGCCAATCTTGTGCCATTGGTCGGGCACTGGCTCGATGTCATCGGGCACGATGGGGTACGGCTTGACCTTGCGGGTTTCCAACTCCCCATCCGTAAATTGGCAGAAGCTGGCGCACTGTGGCGTATGTGGGCAGATGCCCCCTGCATCGCATGTTCTGTTCATACGATCTCCTTTGTTTCGTCTACTGCCAGGTACGCCTTCAGGCGCTTGACCCTGTTCTTGTTGTAAGTCACCATTGACTGCGCGTACTCAACGCCAGTCTCAGCCCTCAACAGATCATGTTCGGCGTGAATTAGTTCATGCGCGATTGCTTGTGCTGGCGTCACGGTTTTTGTCATCAGCTTTAGTTCTGTCCAAAGGTACTTAAGCATGCTTTGCCTCCTGTAGTAGTTCAATGCGTTCGCGGCTGACCCGCAGCGTGTTGTAGCGTTGGTGCAGGCGCTCCAAGACCGACACGCGGCGCTGGTTCTTGCGCTCCTCCATCAGCATCTCCAGCACTTGCACCTCAGTCAATGTTCGCAGTTCTGCGTTAAGACTTCGCCATGTAGTCATAAATCTTCCTTTCTAGCTTAATAATTATTTTGTCCAATCTGGCGACAGTGCGCGTTGCCGCGTTTGCCTCCCTCTGCCGTATCTTCATCTCAGCCAGCGCCGCCTTTAACTGCGCCTTCCATAAATCAATCCGTCTCATTTCAAAGCCTCCAATGCAATGTCCGACAATGTGCGCTTGTCGTGTAGCGCGCCCCAAATCTTCTCGTCAACCGTCTTATGCGTCAGCATGATGTAGCACCAGACCGCATTCTTCTGGCCGCTGCGGTGCAGCCGCCCGATGGTCTGCTCGTACAGTTCTAGCGACCACGGCAGCGACAAGAACACGATGTGGTGCCCGCCGTGCTGTAGGTTCAGGCCGTGCCCCGCTGACTTTGGATGCACCAGCAGCAACTCGACTTGGCCGGCGTTCCAGCGTTCAATGGCGCGGTCGTCGTCCAGTGTCTGCGCGCGCGGAAACCGGCGCTTTAGTTCGGCCAGTTCTTCTTTGTAGGTGTAAACCACTAGAGTATTGGCCCGCTGGTTCTCGGCCAGCAAGTCTTCTAGCCGGTCAAACTTGTGGCTGGACAGCCAGACTGGGCCGTTGTCGGTGTACAGAAACCCGCTTGCCATCTGTTGCAGCTTCTGCGTCACCACGGCAGCGTTGACGGCCACCACGTCGTTCAGCACGAAGTCTTTCTTCATGGTGTTGTAATCAAGCATGTCCATGTCGCAGCGCAATTCAACCGTGTTCAGCGGTGGCAGCTTGTCCTTGTAATCGCCCGGCTCCAACAGGAAGGTGGCCGGTTTGATGCGCTCCATGACTTGCGCCAGTGAGCCAGGGCGCGGCGCCCAATCGCCATACTCTTTGTTGATCAGGATGAAGTACTGCTGCTGAAACGCGCCCTTTGACCGCCCCAATAGACTTTGGTCAACGATCTTGCACTGGCCGAACACGTCCTCCAAGCCGTTGCTGGTGAACGAGCCGGTCAAGCCCCATCGCACGGCTATGGGATCGATGACCTTGTTCAGCGCCTTGAACCGCGCGCCGGACGGGTTCTTCAGTTTGGTCAACTCGTCGTAAACAATGCCGTCAATGTGCGCCAGCGTCTGCGTTGCTAGCCACTGGATGTTGTCGTAGTTGGTGACGATGATCTGCGCGCCACTGTAAAGCGCCGCCTTACGCTGGGCCGGCGTGCCCACCGCCACGGCCAGCGTGACGTTAGGCGCCCAGATGGGCTGCTCGACCGGCCACACGTCCGTGCAAACGCGCTTGGGCGCCAGCACTAAGAAGCGCTCGACCACACCCGCCTCTAGCATCGCCTGCATGGCCGTCAGCGTGATGGCCGTCTTGCCCGCGCCCACGGGCGCCAAGATCATGGCGCGGTCGTGTTCGTATAGGAAGTCAGCCGCCTGCTCTTGATAGTCACGCAACTTCATTAAGCCACCCATTGATCTGTTCTTTGTTCCACAGGCATACGTAGTTCTGTTTCATGCGCGCCATGTCCGACATGAAAACCTTCTGCAAGGGCGACAGCCTGCCGCCTTCGGTTTTGACCTCAACGAACCATGTCTGGCCGTTAGGCAGACAGACGATACGGTCGGCCACGCCTCGGTGCGCGGGGCTGGTGAATTTGTAAGCCACACCGCCAATCGCTTTGACACGATCAACAAGGTAGCGTTCGATTTGTTTTTCAAGCATGTTAAAAAGTTTAGCACACTTTTATTTTTTATGCTACACTGAACGCCTCATCAACTAAAGGACAGTACATGCAACACTCAAAGATCGTCGGCGGCTCGACCGCCAAGCGCGTCATCAACTGCCCCGGCTCAGTGGCCTTGGTAGCTCAGATGCCGCCGCAGCCCACCAGCAGCTATGCCGAAGAAGGCACGCTGCTGCACGACGCCATCAGCGACTTCTTAAATGTATGTGGCGGCAGCTTTAGCGTATCGCCAGAACTCATTGAAGACAAATTGTTGCCGGCTTTAAAGCTGCTTGATGAAGTAGACCCAGAAATGCAAATGGAGTTTCAAGTTGAGACTCGTGTCGGCTTTGGTGATCTGCTGCCGGGTGTGTTTGGCTCGACCGACCTGATGGGCCGCTTGGGTGACAAAGCCATTATTCTTGATTGGAAGTTTGGCTCTGGCGTGCCGGTGCCCGCCGAGGAGAACGAGCAACTGATGTTCTACGCCGCTGCTGCCATGCGTACACCCGAGGCGCAGTGGGTGTTTGACGGCGCAACTGAAGTTGAACTCATCATCATCCAGCCGCCCACAATCAAGCGCTGGACGACCACCATCGAGCGCATCAAGCAATTTGAGCAGACGCTGGTCAAGGCTGTCAAACTGGCCGAGCAGCCTGACGCGCCTCTGAAGAACGGCGATCACTGCCGCTGGTGCGCGGCCAAGCCGGTGTGCCCGATAATGACTGGCGCCGTTGACCGGGCCGTTGCAATCAAGATGGATGCGATTGACGTTGACAAGATCGGCGCGTATCTCCACAATGCAGACCTCCTTGAAGATTGGATCAAAGACTTGCGCTCTCTGGCCGAGGAGATGCTGAAAAAGGGCAAGCCTGTACCGGGCTGGAAGATGGTGCCCAAGCGTGCTACAAGACAATGGGTCAATGAGGAGAATGCCAAAGCCGCGTTTAGCGAGATGGGCATTCCTATGAAAGAGATGATCAGCACAGAATTACTCAGCCCTGCTCAAATGGAGAAAAGGCTGAAAAAGAGCAAGTTGACATTGCCTGACGATCTTGTCGTGGCAGTGTCTTCTGGCACCACAATTGCCCCGGAGAGCGATCCACGGCCAGCAGTTGTACTCATCGGGCAGCAGTTAAACGCCGCTCTTTCTAAAATAATGTAAAGGTAAAATCATGTTAACTGTATTCAAATCCGCTGGCCTTCCAGCAGTCTCCTCCCTCGCTACTTCCCTGCGTTCTATCGCCACTGATGTTGGCCCAGCCGGCGTTGTCATCCTCAAGATGGACAAGACCGGCCACTGGGTGTTCGGCGCCGATCAGACCGAAGTCGAAGATGAAGCCACTTGGGCCGTAAATCCTTTCTCGTTTGTCCACGGCTTTATCGCTTGGGGTGACGGTGAAGTGTTGGGCGAAAAGATGGCAAGCGTAAGCCAGCCACTGCCAGAACTCGATGTATCGCCACCCGGCGCTAAGAAGGGTTGGGAGACGCAAGTCGGCATGTCGCTGGCTTGCCTGTCTGGCGATGACAAGGGTATGGAAGCGCGTTTCACCACCACTTCAGTGGGCGGCAAGCGCGCAGTGCAGACCCTGGCAGTCGCCCTGGCCGAGCAAGTTGAGAAGGATCAGACCAAGCCAGTGGCTATTGTTAAGCTCAAGAAAGACCACTACGCACACAAGAGCTACGGCAAGATTTTTACGCCGGTGTTTCAGGTGGTCGAGTGGGTGAGCATGGATGCGGATGAAAAGCCCGCAGAAGCTGTAGCTGCTGAAGAAGCGCCAGCCGCCGGACGCCGCCGCCGCGCAGCGTAAGCCTTTCCTGATGCCCATTGGTAACAGTGGGCATTGGAAAATGCTCTATCTCGACTTAGAAACCCGCAGCCTCTGTGACCTTAAAAAGCACGGCGTCTACAACTACGCTCAACACGCTAGCACCGAGGTGCTGTGCATGTCCTACGCCTTTGGTGATGGCGATGTGCAGACTTGGCTACCCAGCCAACCCTTCCCCGATGCCGTGCGCCAGCACACCGGCCTGATCTATGCCCACAACGCGGCCTTTGAGCGCTTGATCTTCTGGTATGTACTCCAACAAAATTTTAGATTAGAGCAGTTCTACTGCACCGCCTCGCAGGCGCGCGCCAACTGCGCGCCCGGATCACTTGAGGACGCTGGCCGGTTTGCTGGCGCCAGCATGAAGAAAGACCACCGAGGCGCGCAACTGATCCGGCTGCTGTGCATACCGCCGTTCCGTGAGGACGTCGCCCTGATGGCCGAGATGGTGGCCTATTGCGAACAGGACGTGCGCGCCATGCGGGCCATCAGCCAAGCCATGCGGCCACTGTCCGACGAGGAACTACTGGACTACCACGTCAACGAGCGCATCAACGACCGTGGCGTGCTGGTGGACGCCCCGCTGTGCGCCGCTGCCATGCGCTTTGCTGCTGCGGAAACAAAAGAAATTCAGCAGATCGTGGCCGAGGTGACCGAGGGCCAGATCACCAGCGTTCGCTCTCCTAAAATGCGCGAGTGGGTGTTGGCGCGCGTAGGCGACGAGGCTAAGAAGCTGATGTGGAACGGCGAGAAGTATTCAATCGACAAGACTGTGCGGGCTAACTTGCTTGCGATGGAGAACCACGATGAGATTCCGGCCCATGTTGCGGACGTTATTCAATGCGCGGACGACCTCTGGGCGTCTTCGGTTGCGAAATTCAGCCGCCTTGAGCAACTTGCCGATGAGGAGGATTACCGAGTCCGAGGCGCTTTCGTTTTTGCTGGAGGGTCTGCCACCGGACGTGCGTCAAGCTATGGCGCACAGGTTCACAACTTTACCCGCAAGTGCGCCAAAGCACCTGATGAAGTACGCAACGCTATGGTGCGCGGACACACAATCACTCCAAGATTTGGAAGACGCATTACTGATGTTCTCAAGTCAATGCTCCGGCCCGCACTGATCGCCAAGCCCGGCCATGTCCTGATCGCCTACGACTGGTCGGCCATTGAGGGCCGCGTGCATCCGTGGCTGTCCAACTGCCCCGCCGGTGAAGAAAAACTCGACGTGTTTCGGTCGGGCCTCGACCCGTACAAAGTCAATGCCACCGCTACTTTTCGTGTGCCTTACGAAGAAGTGACCGGCGACATGCGCCAGGTCGGCAAGGTGCAAGAACTGGCCCTTGGCTTTCTAGGTGGGGCTGGCGCCTTTGAGGTGTTTGGCCGCGCCTACGGCATACACCTAACCGGCGCCGAAGTCCAGCGGGCTGTGGAGGGCTGGCGCAGGGCAAACCCTTGGGCTATGCAGCACGGCCAAGAACTTGAGGGCGCCTACCTGCGCGCCATGCGAAATAAAGACTACGAAGTCAGCGCGGGCAGGGTTACCTATATGTTCGACGGCGCCATGCTCTGGTACAGTTTACCTTCCGGCAGGGTGCTGTGTTATCCCAATGCCAAGTTCGATGAAGAAGGCAACGTGACGTACACCAAAGCTGCTTGGAAACCCGCCGCTGACGCCAAAGAATGGCCTCGCGCCCGCCTGTGGCGCGGCTTGGCAGTCGAGAACGTGACGCAGGCCGCTGCCCACGATATTCTGCGTCATTCCCTGCGCCAAATAGATGATGTCGTGCTGCACGTTCACGATGAGATCGTTGCTGAGTGCCCGGCCGAGCAGGCCGAATCAGTCAGCGCGGCTATGCACCGCGTCATGTGCGAACCGCCAGCATGGGCTACGGGTTTGCCCTTAGCTGCTGAAGGTGTGACGACAACCCGATATTCGTAAAAAAGCCCCGGCGGTAAGGCCGGGGCTAAAACTTCAAGGAGGGAACTACCGTGTCAGATTTTATCTCGTTTCTAAAAAATTTAGCGCCCGAGGGCGAAACTTTTTTGCTTGTCCGTCAAAAACCCATCGGCACGACGCTGCAATACCACGCCGACGGCGCCATTAAAGCCACTTGGCCCGCCTTCCTGCCCGACCATAAGATCAAAGAAGGCCAGTCGTGGTACGGCAACACCGCCAGCTTTATCGTAGAACGCTTTGAAGACGGGCGCGTCAGCGCGAGCGCCGCTAACTGCGAATACATCCTGATGATGATGCTGGACGACATCGGCACCAAGAGCAAAACCCCGCCCTTGGCCCCAACATGGATCATGGAAACTAGCAAAGGCTCGTTCCAGTGGGTTTATGTGTTTAGCGTGCAGCCGCCCAAAGACGATTTTGCCGCCGCCATCCGCGCCATCGCTGACGCTGGCTACACCGACCCCGGCGCCTGCAACCCAGTGCGTAACTTCCGCCTGCCCGGCTCCGTTAACCTGAAACCGGGCCGTGATAACTTCGCCGCGCAGCTTGTCGAGTTCCACCCCGAGCGCGAGTACACTTTAGAAGAAATCTGCGCCGCCTTAGATGTGGTGCCCGGCCCCGTGCAAAGCAGCTACAGCCCAATTCGTATCGCCGACGATGGTACAGACGATGTGCTGGCGTGGCTGTCCAACGAGGGTCTGCTGCTGACCAAACCCAACGCCGAAGGCTGGGCCGCTGTGGTCTGCCCTAACGCCGCCGAGCATACCGACGGCAACCCAGAAGGGCGATACAAACCATTAACCCGCGCCTACTGCTGCCTGCACTCGCACTGCGTAGAGTTCGGTAGCCGCCTGTTCTTAGACTGGGTGGCCGAGCAGGGCGGGCCAGACCATGCGCCCGGGCTGCGCGAGGAACTGCTGGTCAGCGCCATGTCCAGCGCGCTAGCTAAACTCACGCCCAACGACACCTATATAGACGTGGCCGCTACGATCGTGGCGGAAACCGAGCGCAAAGAACTGAGCCGCACCGAGCGCGAAGACTGGTACACCCGCTTCGCCTACATTCAAGACGACGATGCCTATTTTGATCTGCAAGACCGCCGCGAGGTTGGCCGGGGCACGTTCAATGCCCTGTTCCGGCACATAAGCTGCAAGTCTGTTAACTCAGGCCGCAAGGTCGAGGCGTCTGTCTGCTTCGACGAAAACCGGCAAGCCAAGGGCGCGCTGGCGCTGGTCGGCATAACCTACGCTGCTGGCGAAGACTTGATCTGCACCCGGAACAGCATGCCCCACGGCAACCGCTGGCGTGACGCCCGCCCGGATGTGTCCGGCGTCCAGGGCGTCAATATTGACATGTGGCTAAATCACGTCGCCCGCATGGTGCCCAACGAAATAGAGCGCGAACACGTTTTAAACGTGATGGCGTTTAAAGTCCAACACGCGAACCGAAAGATTAATCACGCTGTCCTGCACATGGGCAACCCCGGCGCCGGTAAAGACCTTATGTGGCTACCGATGCAATGGGCACTCGATGGCGGCAAGGCCATAGCCGTGGAGAACATCCAAAACGCGGACATTATGAGCCAGTGGGGCTACGCGTACGAGCGCGAGATGATCGTTTTTCAAGAGCTACGCCAGTCTGAGGCCAAAGACCGCCGCGCACTTGAAAACCATCTTAAACCCATCATCGCAGCCCCGCCCGAGTACCTGACCGTAAACCGCAAGGGCATGCACCCGTACCAAGCCCTTAACCGGCTGTTCGTGTTGGCCTTTTCTAACGAGTCCATACCCCTAACGCTGCCATCAGACGACCGCCGGTGGTTTGTCGTGAAGTCATTTGTAAACCGAATGCCGGATGCCGATGGAAAAATACTCGTTGACTGGTACGAGGCGGGCGGCTTTGCCCGGATAGCCGCTTGGCTGCACACGCGAGACGTGGCCGCGTTTAACCCGGGCGCAGCCCCGCCGGTGACTGAGGCCAAGCTAATCCTCATCGACACGGGCATGAGTGGCGCCGAGTCTTTTTTGGCTGAACTGATGCGCGCCCGCATGGGCGAGTTTGGTTGCGGCGCCATTGGTGGCCCGTGGCAAGCCCTTTGCGATAGGTTAACCGGCTTGGCCCCGGCGGGAATGAAAATACCCGTTAACGCGTTAATGCACGCGTTCCGTGAGGCTGAATGGCTGGACATGGGTCTGCTTAAAAGCAGAGCCAACACCAACAAAAAACATGTGTTTTGCGCGCCTGAACTAGCCAACAAGTCAAAAACTGAATTGCGAGACTTAGTTCAGGGCGCGGGTAGCAATGGCGCGTTGAAACTAATTAAGTTTCCGGCCCGTCAGAATGCGAATTAAAAGCGCGATACAGGCATAAATCACGGCCAGCGCGCCCGTTCTTCTAGCTCTTGAACCACGGCCGGGTCAATTATCGCCGTGACGTTAACCCCGTCCAGCCATGCGCCCGTGAGCGTGTAGATGTCCGGCCATCCCGGTTCGTCCCATGTCGCCGGCTCACCGGCTTCAAACTCAAACTCGCATTCAAGGGTTAACCCTCGTACGGTGTAGGGTACGCCTTTCATACGTCAACCCCTAAACTTTCCAGCAATGAGCGCGCCTGCTCAATGGTAGCCGTAGCTTCCTCAATTTCGTTATGCGATAACTCGCAAAGGGCCGCGTTCAGTAGCTGCAAAACTAACCCGTAGGACGGGACCCGCATATCGATCATGGCGCCACCTCCACAATTCGATAATCGTCGGGGCTGTAGTCTGTCAGATCGCCAGTTTTGACAAAATGCGCGAGGTCCGCCAAGTAGCCCGCAAGTTCTGCTTGTGCGGCTTCGTAGGTTTCAAACGTCACCAGAGTGTCGCCGTCGTCGTCTGTCCAGACGTTCTCCCAGCTATTGACCATGCGGGTTTGCACTTCGTAGATCATGCTTCCACCTCGTAAGAATCAAAGCCTTGCGGGTAGCTGATGTGCGCGGCCAAGGGTTGAAAAAATGCGGCAATTTCCTCATTAAATCCGTTTTTATTTGCGCCAGTGTACGCATGCGGGTTTAAACGAAAATAAGTAAACACATAATCGGCGGTACTCATACGCGCGCCATTTTTAGGGAATACGCGTTTTTCACCGCCTTTGCTTTTGACCGGCTTATGCTTACCGGTGCACTTGGCGTGGTCACTAAAAATTGTCGAGATGTCGCGCAGCTTATAAGTAGTGCGCCCGATAGTGACTGTGTTCATGTTTTCCCTTTTGTTGCCGGACCGGATTGTCCGCGCATACGGCCAATGCGGCCGCATGCACTGAAAATCAAGCCTTATCAAAAAACGTAAACATGTCGCACGCTTTGCAGTAGGCGCGCCACTGCCCGCGTTTTGGTGGATAGTCGGTCAATACGGCCGATTGTTCGGTCAACGGCCCATTACAGTTAAAACACGGGACCGATTCACCGGCCGGGATTGTGGGGAATAACTTATTCATGCGATAACTTTCAATTGAATAGACCGACGGGCATGCCCGCTAGCGTGGTCCGCAATAACGACGTCGCGCGCCTGTATCGACGTGCCGGCGCATAGCGTGCACTTGGCGCATGTGGCTTTGCGGCCGGCTTCGGCCGATGCAGGGCAAATGGTTTCCCCGGCCTGCTTGTCAACACCGATAGAAACCCTAAAAACCCGCATGCCAAGCAAATTAGCTTTTGCGGCTTCATCGATCGTATCGGCCGACGCCATAGCTAACGGCGCCCACGCGGCCGCGTCGAAGCCGGGCCGGTCCCATTGGTGCGTATATCCGCGCCGGCCGGCCGCATAGCGGGTAATTTGCGCCCACATGCGGACCGGCGCGGCCGCCGGGTCACCGTACGTGCCAAGCCGGACAATTTTGCCCGCTAACGCGCGCGCAATTGTGGCCGGGTCCGCCTTTGTATAGCGGCCGCGCCGGTACGCTTCATAAACTGCCCGCACGGACCGGCCGACGTTGACATAACACGGCGCCGCGCCGTTATCCCGGGCCAACAATGGCCGGTGCACACATGCGCCGCATATGCTAGCGTCGGCGCCGGTTTTCAGTGCATCAGTAGGCGCCACGTCGGCCCGAATAATGAAACTCTGCACAATGGCGCCGGTTTTGGCATTTTCGGATCCGTCGATTTTGTTCACAATAACGACAATGGGCGCGCCGTCGATGATCGACGGACCCTCATATGCGATATAGCCTAGAAAATTTTGCATGTTATTTCACCAGTACATCAAAATAGGCCAGCATGAGCGCCAGCGCGCCGGCC